AGGCTTTTGACTAGCTGTACTGATTGAGCCAGCAGATACAAATGATGGAGCAACGCCAGTCTTCGGACGAAACTCCCAAGCCTGATCATCAAGATCTTCTTGCGTCATGTCAGACGAAAGAACAATCTCTGCCCAGCTATTGTCCGCATAACGCAATGTCGCTATTCCATCTTCAATTTTTTCTACTGTGTATTGGGTCATGTCCATTTCCTTAAAGGGCATTTGGCATCTTTAAGATGCACTTTCAATTTCATAATGCAGCCGCACTTTTTACATTGTGAGATTGCTTTTCTGTACCATTCACAACTCTTACAAACAGCGAGACGATCTTTAGATTCCATTGCGAACCTCTATATAACTTTTGTTCACTCTCGACCAATTAAAGTCTTGGAAAATCGTCTGCTCATCCCACCCGTAATAGGTTATACAGTCATCAGTGTGTGGAATGTCTTTGTAGCCAGTATGAACCAGAAATGCTGGGGCATGAGACAACGCTAATTTAATCATCTCACGCTTTTCATTAGGCTTTGCGGCTGACATAACGCAACCATGTGCAATAGAATAATCATACTGACCTGTTGGCTTCTGCCTGTACTCAACAACAGGGCCGTATGGGTCATATAAAGCAAACTCAAAAGGCATAAGCTGTTCTATTTCACCTGTGCCACAGCCAATACTAAGTATTTTATTTACATTATTTGGTATAAGTTTTTTTAAATTCCTATAACTATTCCACAGGTACTTTACATACCCATCCTCAAACATGTTTCTGTATACATCAGCATTATAGTATCTGGTCATGCTTGAGGCCCTGTAATAGTGCCTGAGTTAGTCAAGGTTACATTTGCAATGCCTCTAATTGACTTGCCAGCAGCACCACCGCCAGAACCGCCAGCACCGCCAGAACCGTTTGTACGATTTCCGTTATTACCTGATGCACCGTTATTGCCATTTGCGCCATTGGCACCAAACAAACCGCCAGTACCACCAGTCCCGCCAGTACCGCCACGACCAGCGTTTGTGCCGCCGTTCGCACCAGTAGAACCTCCATTACCAGATGCACGAGTTTGATTATAGCCTTCGCCCCGACCACCATTGCCGCCTGCACCGCCGCCGCCGCCGCTCGTGTTAACAGTTGATGTAGTCCTTCGTCGGCCATAACATTGGTAAGTGGCTGAATCCATCATCGTCGAACAAGTTTGATAACGGTTAACATAAAGATAACCGCCATACGATGATGGGCATGTATACCCAGAACAACTACCACTAGAGGCTGTAAGATAGCGCATGTTGCCGCCTGTGCTGGTCGTTGTATATCGACCGCCACCACCTGTGCCGCCGTTGCCGCCTCGACCAGCTCCACCACCACCAGAGCGAATGGTTCCGTTATTAATAAATGTACAAGCAACATTGGCTTCAAACGCATCACCACCAGCACCGCTGTTTGCAGCGCCGCCAGCCCCAGTAAGTATGCCATTGTTTGTAATTGTAATTGTGCCAGCACCACCAGAATCAATCTGCAATGCTTCATCAGCAGTAGAAGTTGCGCCTAGCTCCACGCCAGAATCGATTACAATTTCTTTTAAAAAAGCAGCAGAATAATCATCACCAAACAAAGCTGACGCATTCTGATTAGTTGCACCAGCAGTATATGTGTAACGAAATCCTTTAGCCGTACTTCTAAAGTTAGTAAAATTTACTGTACCAGAAGCAGGAACAGAAGCTGCTAGGTTATCACTCAGATTATTAGCAGCTTTAGTTGGCACATTAGAACCACCACGATACAAATCAGAAAAGCTAACAGCCCCAGAGCCACCTACAAACTCCGAGCGTAAGTCACTAAACGATACTGCACCTGATGCCGCTATTGCCATTACGGAGTTCCAAAGGCTGTGATGTCATCTGCGCTAGTAACAGCGCCGCTAGAAGCAAGTTTGAAAACAGTTGTTCCATTGTACTTGAACAACAGATCGTTATCACCTGTATCAAGTTCGATTGACCAAGCACTGCTACCAAACAAAATTGCATTACCGTTTGTGTCTAGGCTGCCACCAAGCTGTGGAGTTGTATCACCAACAAGATCGGTACTGATGCCTGTCAAAGAAGAGCCATCACCGTTGTAGCTTGTTGCTGTTACCGTGCCTGTAATGTTGATGTTGCCAGTACCAGTAACATCGTTGCTATTTAGATCAAGATCGCCACCAATCTGCGGAGTTGTATCTGAAACAACGTCAGATATACCAGCAGAGATAGATGAGAATATGCTGCCTGTATAATATTTAAGAACATTGGATGTGCTGTCATACCACAGATCACCAGCAGCAGGGCTTGATGGTGCAGATGCGCTGATTGTGTACTGATCGTTGAAGTTGTTGATGTCGGTTAGGTTGCTGGCAACCGTGTTTACATTTGCAATCGAACCAGCAACAGAGTTCACGTTGGCAATGGAACCTGCCACGGTGTTGACGTTGCTGATTGATCCAGCGACAGTCGTTACATTGCTTGAAACAGAGGCAACACTGTTAATGTTTGTTTCATTTGATGCTACTGAATTGACATTAGCAATCGAACCAGCCGTTGTGTTTACATTTGCAATTGATCCGGCAACTGTGCCAATCGTGTCAGAGCCAGCAAGATCAGTAGCAACTGTGCCAATGTCTGTTGCATCTCCGGCAACTGCAGTAACATCAGATGCAATACCAGCAACTGTAGTTACATTTGCAGAGATTGCGCCAACAGAATTAATGTTTGTTGCGTTACTAGCAACTGAAGTCACGTTACTTGCAATACCAGCAACAGTAGTAACGTCGCTATCAATAGCACCAACAGCATTTACGTTTGCAATGTTGGTAGCAACAGTCTCAATGTTAGATGACACCAAGTTCAGATCATCTGCTGCTGTTTCTATTTCAGAAATAGCTTCGTTCAAATCATTTGCAACAGTAACAACGTCAGCAATATTTGTTGCCACAGTGTTCACACTAGCAATGTTTGTTGCCACAGTTCCAATGTCAGTAGCGTCAGCCGCAACCGCGCTTACATTAGAGGCGATACCTGCGACACTAGTAATATTAGATGTAATAGCAGCAGCCGCTGTCACATCACTTGATATGGCGGCAAGACCAGACACAGCATTTGTAGCTACAGTTCCATCTTCGATACCAGCCAGTGTTTCAATGTCAGCAGAAAGACCAGCAACTGTGTTCGTGCCAGCAATAGAAGCACCAGCCTCAACAGCACCAGTCGTTGCATTAAAAGCAAGCAGCTTTCCCTTGCGTGTGTTCACATCTGGCAAAGTCAACGATGCGTCAGCGTCAAAATCTGTAAGCTGCAAAGAGCGGTCTTGGCTGTCTTTTAAGTCAGCTTGAATAGCAACAATCTTATCAAGCTCTTCGTTCAAAGCAGCGATAGCAAATGGGCCTGATGTCTGAAAATCTGTAGTACGTTCTAAATTAATAGAGCGTGTAACAACGACTGTACTGTTGCCAGATATACCAATGACCTCATTTCCTGTGGTCATAGTTATCGTGCCAGTAGAACCAGACCCACCAGAAACATTGTAGTGCGTAGCTAAAGTTTTTAATGTTCCATCGACATACAGATTTAAATCAGCATCTTCGAAAAACTCAAACGGAACGGTAAACGAACTTTGTGTCGCACTAGCTGCAACTACATACGATATTCTGGGGTCGTTATCTGCTAAGTTAATTGTCATAATAGCCTCATATCATGCATTAATGCATTGCTCCACGCACATTAATCGTCACTGAAGAAGTCTGCTGCCATTGCCATTATTGGAAGTATTGGCAGATTGTATTTGAACTCTCTTGCAGCTTCTGTTGTGTCGCCGTTTATGTAATCCATAGCGCCTTTTAGGTTGCTGAATATCATTCCGGGGCCAGCGCCTAACGGCTCTGTAATGGCATCGAAGAGTGTCGGATTATACTTTGGCTTTAGCAATGAATCGTCTGCACTCAGCATACCTGTGCCTATGGCTGCATGTGTTGCTGTGTAAGCTAGGTCTGCATATACGGCAAAGATGCCAGACTGATCTATTACCCGCTGAAATACTTCTTCATCTGAACGTGCATCGAACCACCAGCTGTCTTTCTTTAACTGCAATGAAACGTAGCCGAGGCCAAGTAGCGCAACTGCACCTGATACACGATGCCTGCGCATCGGGTCTGCCATGCCTGCGGTTATGCGTGATGTTGCGCCAAGCATGAAGTTATAAAACTGGAACGGAAACGTCATAGCCTGTGACTCAATGCGCACTAGTTTGATGCTTGAGCTTGAAGCACGTTGATCGATATCTGCTTCACTAAATCCGATCTTGTTCATCCATGGGCGATACCGTGCATAAACCACACCATCCATAACGCGCGGCTTATCAAATGATGTGGCATGTAAGATGGTGTTACCAATGCCAGCATTCATAGCTGTGTTCCATTTAAGAACAAGCTCACGCTCTGCTTTAGTTTTGTTAGGCCACTTGTCTATGTTGGGGTGCAGAATATTGTCACCCTTTTCATATGGCAGCTTTGCCATAATTCTAGCATCACTTTCAGATATACCCATGCGAAGCAGGTAACGTGCATCAGCTTCCTTGATAGTGCCGTTAGCCATATTGACTACATGCTCCATCAAATCACTGGCACGATATGAACCATCAATAGTTTTGAAGATATGTGTAACAGTGCCAAGTCCGTTACCGATGATCGGTATGTTGTAGTAAGCTCTGGTTATAGGATTAAGAACACGCTCAACAGCAGTAGGCTCAAGCCCGTCAATGTTGTCAGCAATCAGACGTTGCTGCGCACCACCAAGCGCAAGCTCAGTCCTCTCACCAGTGGCAGGGATAAGCTTTGCATTCTTGCGCAGCATGTTGCGGTCAACCTCAGAGCGCAGCCCCTGATATATCTTGTTAAAGCCGCGCTCCATAACAATCATGCCAGCGTCAGTCACAGATGCATAAGCAGCAGTATCAAGGTAAGCAATACCAGTAGCTTCTTTAATTACTCTTGCAGTCTGCGCATCCAAGCGTGACGGGTCTTTCAAATGCTCACCCATCACACGCTCATACTCAAACGCCATGTCAGCACGAAGCGAAACAATCTTCTTTTCATCCAATCCTTTCTCACGCATGCGTACTTCAGCGTCATCGAGGATGTCATCAATCGTTTGATTGCCATACTGCCGCGCCCATTCAATGCGCTTACCAACACGCGCAGAATAAGAACGAGCAATGCGGCTGTCTTTGATTATAAAGTCAGAGATCAAATACTCAGGTATGTTAATCTGTCTGTGACGCAGGTGTTTGCCTTTTGGCACAGCATTCATCTCACCAATAAGAACAGGATCACCCTCTTCCATAATAGAAGCCACAGCATTCTCAGCAGTAATGCGTGGGTCAGACCGTTCCTTTGGATCAATCATTACAAACTTGCCAGCCTTGTCATCCCAGACAGACGTAATAGGATTGTTCCTAATCCATTCTTCAAACACACGAACAAGACGCTCACGCAGTGCAGGATCGCTACTCAGCTTTGCCTTGTCGTAGTAGATCGGCATTGTGTAGTTTTCAGTGATTGAGTTCTTAATCAAGTCATCATAGAAAGCTTCTTGATCACGCAACCGATCAAGGCGTAGCTCTTGCCCCTTGGTTAAGCCACGGTCTTTCTGCATGTTCTCAAAGTATTCAATGTCAACTCGCGCTCTTGCTCTCTTAGTTTGCAAAGCCTCAGTCGTGGCAAGCAAGTTATGATGCTGCAAGTCTAGTTTGTATTCATCAAAGAACGCATCCACATCGCGCATTGCTGCACGGAAGTCTTTGCTAAAGGTAGAATCATACTTATTAAACTGACCAGCTTGCTGCACAAGACGCGCTTCGTTGACAGCTTCGTACCATTCGTCAAATGTCTTAGCGTTAGTCCATTTAGCCACGATGTTATCTGTGTTGTATCCAAACAAGCGAGTAGATTGAGAACGACCTAGCTGATCTTGCGCCCAATGCTCCATCATTCTGTTGCGATGACCAATGAATCTACCAATGTGTGTCTTTGATCTGCGGCTAATAGACTGCGTAGATGCCTGACCTTTGGCTAGGTTCTGTGTTGATATGTGATCAACGCCAACAACACGGTGAACAAACTCTTTCATCGTGTTATCGCCATCGTCCAGGATTCGCTTGCTAGGGGTGCTTAACATACGCCATGCATTAGTCCTAGTCAGAGGCGTTTCCTCAAGCTCCCTGCCGCTCCTAGAGCGATCTAGGGCTATCTTATTAGTCCTATCAACGTATGCTGCCTGTGACTCACCGCGTTTACGCTTGTTTTGGGATTTGACTACCTCTTTTATAACTGAAAACTCACCCCATTGTTCGGGTGTGAGAAAGTCTGTTTCTCTTAGAGGGGTAGCCCCTTCGACTTCTGGCTGTGTCCAAGGACGTTTATTAAACTCAATGTCTAACAACTCCTCATCAATGTTAATTGTCTTGCCTTTGGCAGACACAGCATTAGTGCGATCACTATTCTTCGGTGTTTCTTTTCTGGTGACGCGCATGCCATCTATTTTATCAGGCAAAGAACCACGCCCTTGAAACTCTGCGTCACGCATCTCTTTTGTTTTGCGTGCATAGTTGTATCCAGCGCGTGCCACAGCAGGAATAGAACCAAGTGCAGCACCAAATGCTGTTGTTGCTAACAGGTTATTAGCAACCTCAACATCAGTCACCGTCTTATCAAATGGCGCACGAATAGCTTCTGATGCAACCCCAGTAACAAAGCCGCCCCTTGCACTAGCCATCGCAGCCTGACGTATAGTCATCCCGCCTTTAGCCAACAAGCCAAGTTGCCCAAAGATAGGCAGCGCAAACGCAATGTTAAGTGGGTCAATCAAACTAGCGATAACAGTACCAGCACTAATGCCTGATCTGTTCAGTATGTCTTTCTCATACAAACGCTCATCGATATTGCGTTTGATGTAATCAAGATGCTCTTGATCTTTAGCAACAGCTATCTCATCGAGGTACTGCTCATAACCACCAGCTTGTGCAAACGGATCAAACTCTGGGTCGTATGATCGATTATTAAAGAGAGACATCTCCTCAACCTGATCAATCAACGGCTGGTATTGATAAGCAAAGGTAGCGCGGAACGCTTCACCAAAAGAAGGTGTCGATAAAGGCCCGTCTAATTCACCTGTATCAAGTGGCGGCGTGTAGCTGTTCTCTAATTTAACTGGCATTATTGTCTACCAAGCAGTGAATCGACTAATCCAGAACCAATGTTAAGGCCCTTGCCTTTTGTCTCAGCTAAGTTGTTGCCATATGTCATGGCTCTGTTACGGATAGCTTGAGCATCCTCAATCTTCTGAGCCACAGCATCAGCAAACTTCTTTGCCATAGTGTTGTTCTGATTTAACTCTTGCGATCTAATAAGGATTGAGCCATTTGAATTTAAGATTGGCTTGCCTTGGCGATCCAGCACCTGCCATGTAACAGATGAGTTGGTTGAGTCGGGTGATGGATACAAGAACGCAGTCTCACCAAGCTCATAAAAACCACTAGCCTTTGACAGCTTCTTGTTCACATGCTGGGTAAAGGTAGACATCATGTCATCAGGATAGAAACGCTCTGGCGCAAACTCAGAACGATCCTGTCTCGCAGCCCCCATAATAGCAGGGGTTATGATGTAATCTGTTGGCGCAAATAATGTTTCATATGCAGTGTTCACATAATCATCAGCTTCATCGATTGGCAGTGAAGCATAGGCGCGAATAGCAATCGTTTTCAAACGAGACATTGCGCGTGGATTTGTGCCTTCTATCCAACCATCATCAATCCATCTTTGCCTAATCTGTGCGTAAGCATCTTTGTTTGGATTGCCAAGCTTGTTACGCGCTTGCCCCTCAAGGTCAGCGCGTATAGTAGAAGCTTCTGTCATAGATGTTGCGTATTCTGTAGCAGCTTCCATTCCATAAGTCTGAGCGTAGTTACTTACGTTAGCCCAGAATGCATTAGCATCTGAATTATTAATCTTGTCTCTTACAACTGGGCCTTGAGGCGTTATACCCATAGACCCGGTACCCCACAGAGTAAGCAAGTTGCGAAGCTCGTCAGATGTTTTAGGTAAAGCACCAGCAGTATAAGCATTTACAAGCTGACGTTTGATACCAGTAGGAAACACCTGACCATTGCGCAAGAACTTGCCAAGCTCTGAGTTTGGGTCTTGCGCCATAGCAGCAGCTTCTGCACTTGTGATGTTCGCCATATCAAGACCTTTAGAAGTAAAGTAGTCTTGCATAAGGTCTTCGTTTTTACTGCCAGTACCACCGAGGCCATTGCCAGTCAGCTGATTGTTTACCTCAGACATCATGGCAACCATCTTAGCGTCAGCTGATCTGTCTTGAGTGTATTGGTTTGCTCTGGTGCGGATAGCAGCAGCAACAGCGCCGCGCACTTCTATATCTTCAATGTTAGCAAGAGCCTCATCTGATATGCCCCTAGCATTAAAGGCAGCACCAAGCGTTGTCTTCTCGCCATTAACTTCAATTTCCATATCAGCACGAAGAACTTGACCGCCCTCAAAAGCTTCAGCCATTGGGTCAAGCAATTCATAAAGACCCTCATTAATCATAGCATTAGCAGTAGCTGTAGCAGCTTCGCCATATACAACAGTATCGATAGAGCGGATTAAAGCTTTCTGCTGCTGCAGTGTGCCGCCCATACCAATAACTAATTCAGCTTTGCGCCGCGCACTCTCAGCCACATCCTTTGCAATGTCTGCATCGCCACTTCTAATCAGAGCCGATATGTTTTTGATATCATCACCGATATCAATAGCCATGTTGCTAATAGCAACAGCTTCTTCTTCTCTTATCTTTGCGCGTGTTAATTGATTATAATGATCCATAGTGCGTTCAGCACCAACACGGTCAAGAACAGCAGAGCCAACCCCAGCAAAATCTTGCGGAATGGCATTCATCATTCCTTCAAGCTTCAGCTGCGCAAGCTCTCTAAACTTCTCAGGATTGTTTTGATGCGCTGCTGTATCACGCCGAAGATCAAGTAATGCGCCATCAAAATCGATAGCTAGTTGTCGTTGATAATTATCCTCAATGATTGGTCTTGCTGCGTTACGCGCAACACGGCTCATATCTTGTGTTGGGTCTGTATAAACAATATTACCGTCAACATCACGCATCTTCATGTTCTTGGCAGTTTGTCTGCCAAGTTCGGTTTGCTCATCTTCAAACTTTTGATAAGCAACCTGACCAACACGATCAGCAGCGCGTCCAATAGCAGACGCAACCTGATCAGCCCCTGTGTTTATTTGCAGAACACCAGCTGCTCTAGTCTGTTCTTGTGGGCCTTTAGATTTAATAACGCCAACCATGTGTCACCTATTTGAACAATGATGCATGTGCATAGGCAGATGACACGCCATCAATTAGACTTGCCGTGCTTCTGTTCCTGCCTTGAAGCACAGCAATCTGTCCTGCCAATCTGTTCTGAGAAGCAGCAGCCACAGTGCTTGCATTGATGCGACCAGCATCAGTTGCAGCATCACGCTTTATCTTTTCTCTGATACGATTGATGCTTCTGTTGTCACCAGACATAAAGCCAGCCATTGCATTGTTGGCTGATAGATGAGCAGACATATTAGATATGGCTTGGTTATGCCGTTCCTTGCCTTGCAGGATTGCATCTTTACGCGCTTGCTCATATTGCTGCGCTTGCATCGATGCCTGATCAGATGCAGCTTTCATTGAGTACAAAGTAGAAAAGGCCATTAAGCCTATGGTAAATGGATCAGCCATTAGAACGCCACCTCTAGCACCATGCCGTTAAGCTGCAAGTCTAATGGTACAGTTTGTGATATCGTTACTTGCGGGTCACGGCTAAAGCCAAGAACAAAGAACTCTTTTTTGCCTGAGAACGAAGAACGCCCCGAAGCAAAGTCATCATTCACATTACGAATAATCATGTCAGTGCCATCAACAGACACAGACAATGTGTCGAACAAGTCTAGGATTACAGATGTAATTCTGCGTGGTGTTCCAGTAAGGGGGCCGTTACTAACCTGCCCATCGATAGGAAGTGTTGTCAATTCTGGAATAAATGAATAGCCAACGTAAGCAGATGTAACAGCAGCATCGATAGCCGAAACATCTACCTCAGTATTAGCAACCGTATATGCGCCAAGATAATCTGTACCGCTAACAGCTTTGACATTAGCACCATTTGAAAAGTCACTGTCTAATCCTGACAACACACCAGCAGTCCCAGTGTATAGATTACAATGATCCATTGGCATGGAGTTGTTAAACTCTTCCAAATAGAATGTATCAGTACCAGATCCGTTGTCTCTAACAGCTACTGTAAACAATCTTTCACCAACAGAGCAGATGCTGTGAAACTTGCCCTGTGTGTCCCATAAACTCCAACCAGCTTTCTTGTCAGACCGCAGCGAATAGAATACCGCAATGGTTCCATCTCTGTTTACATAGAACGCATAACTCTCTGGCTTGTTCAAAGCTCCTTTGATCAAAGCTTGTTGAGTTGGATTACGAATCAAATGCGGAGACAAGGTAGATATGTTTGTTGAAACATACGCACCTTCAGTATCTGAGAAGATGTATTCTCTGATCGCGCTCTCTGTCTTTTGTACATACAAAGTCGCACCATCAAACGGTACAGGCTTTACAAAGTTAGCACCAAATGGTGTCTGGCGTTTTACCTGTGCAGTAGCTGGCGTAACTGGACTGTTTGCAAACGATGGCACATAAAATTCAGAGTCAGAAGTAAACACTTGCAAATCACGATTAGATATAAGGTGCCTGATCTGATCGAACGATCCTACGTTTGCAGACAGATCAATAGCATCATCATCTTCGCCATCACCAATATCAAAGTTAAAGTAGTTGTTACTCTTTGATGCCCACAGATTTGATGGCTGCGCTAATGATCCAGCAAACCATAGCCGCCCTTCATGAAAAGTAACTGTGCTAGGATAGCCACGCAAAGATGAGTATGATTGCTCTTCCCATTTAGTAGTAGCAGCACCAGTTTGAATACGAGGAGAGCCACCACCAACAGCACTCGTTGTTGCGTTTGCGCCAGCTGTAATCTCATATACGTTCTCGTTAATTACAGCACTAACTGTACGAGTGCCATTAAGGTTTCCAGCAGACAAACCGCCAATACTAGACGCGCGATCTATAGATATGCTTGCACTAGGAGCCAGCCCATGTAGTGCATGAGTAACCAGAACCTTGTTTGACCCTTGGATTGTTTCTAACGCATCGATATCTAGTTGCTGTCTGATTGCACCACTAATTGAACCAGTGGCTGTAGTGCTGTTAGTTACAGCGGTAATCTGAACATCAGTATCACCAATTCGTAAATTTACACCGACATGATTTGCCTCAAAATACGCAGCACTTGTTGTCAGTGTTGTTGATCCAGTTGTTGCACTTGATGTAATCGTTACACCGTTACCTTGGAAGTTGAAGTATGGCTGGAATATTAGATTGCCATCAGTTGATTCTTCAAATTCAAATGGCTCTATTTGAAATGTTTGCAGTCCTGTGCGCACAAGCTTCTGTGTTGGGTACAACCTATGACACAAAAACATAACGTCAGCCTGTTGTGCAAACGACAGTTCTATCACCTGCGCTTGTGTCCAAGGCAGGGCTGCGCTGTTTACATCAGCAGTTATGTTTTGAATATGTGTAGGCTGAAAGCTGTTAGCAGGATCAAGTATAAAGATATCAATTTCACCAGCACTGAATGCAATAATATACCGCTCATCATCGCTAAAGATGAACGGCTCAATGCGTACCTGCAATCCAATTAAGCTTGATGAATATGTATTATTGAAAGTGTACCAGTTTTGTGTGCCGCTGCGTTTCTCAACACCGCCTTCTGATTTGATAAAGAAGTTGCGCACACGCGCAGCAGCATGAGTATAAACTGAAACATCGGTTCGTGATGTCAATGACGGGCTGACTTCTCCGAAATCGAAGCTAGTCAGCGGCACTCTTATCCTCGCCATTAACTTAACCTTTCAGTTCTAAACCTATTCGTAACTAGCTTTCTTGTTGTTTGCTGTTGGCTATCTAAGTTTCTAGCCTTTGCCATAAGGCGATCAGCCTTTGTTTCCATGACTTGTGTGAGGCCATCATCTCTTGCAATCGATGATGCAAAGATTGCTGCCAGTTGAAACTGCACAGCCAATGTAAAATAAGAAGGCCAATCAACTTCGCTTGCACGGAATGTGTAATCAGCAACAACCACATCACTCGCGGTCGTATCCGAAAACACTTTGTCACCATATACAGAATACTGAACAAGTAAGTCGTTTACAGTTACCGCATGTAACATCAGCAAATCGTTTGGCAATTGATGCGCTATATCGAAACGCCCAGTAGGAGTGGCGGTCAATGCATTAAGTTGCGCTTGATTAGTAGCAAAGCGCCAACGAGTAGCACAAAGAGATGAGCGAGCCACATCTTCATACATGTTGTTAGCTATAGTTGCTTCGGTACTAGCGTCAGCAAAAGAAGAAATAGGGTTAGCGCCAATAAGCGTTAATGCTCTTGCCGCTATATCAATTGCTGAATTTGCTGCTGTACTCATATATTAAGTTGAGGGAGGGGCTTCTGCCCCTCCCCACATCCTTATGTATTGTCGTCGAGGACTTCATAGACACCGTTATCATCGATAACAACAGCGCCCATTGACATCATTGAAGTTGCAAGGTGTGCAACTTTCTCAGGCACATAGTTCAGCTCAGTCTTAACGTCTGAGTTGATACCAAGGCCAACAGCAGATGTGTGGTAAGCAATGTTCTTACCAGCAGTGATTGCTGAAGTTGAGAAGATGTTAAAGCCCATGAATTGCTTCATGGTCATACCACCAGCAAACGGCAGGTTCTGATCACCGACATAATCGGATGATGCAAACTCGTCGATATTAAACAAGTCAGCAAAACCAGCAGGTGACATAGCCAGATACCGCTGTCCGTCTTCTGGCAGGTCTGCTGCACCGAAGGTTTCAAACAGTGTAAGGATGTCAGCTTTTCCAATCGCACTACCAGTATCGTTGATCTGTGTTGCGTTTGCACCAGCGTCCAATGCTGTGTAGATGATCTCGTCAGTCTTGCGACCAAGAGCAGCAGCAGATGACTTAGCAACAGCCTGACGCTCATCGATGTTGGTTTTCAATTCATCCAACTTGTCGATAAACTCAGCTGCATAGAAGTCAGCCATGGTTGCTTCTACGGTAGTATGTACAAGCTCCATTGGAGTCACATTACCGTTACGCGCTTTAGTTGAAGCTGTGCCTGAGCCGATCTTTTGGAAACGAACAACGCTACCACTCACATTGTTATTGCGGACAGTGTTCTTCAATTTAGAACCCATGCGCTGATAAGCCATGTGAACTTCGGACTCAAACTGCTTAATGAAGGCTACATCAATTGTATTCGCCATTTTTTACAGTCCTTATATCAAAGTTAAAATTACACTCGTTCCGGTTGTCCATTCCGCTCGTCGTCCAGTTATCCCTGTCGGGGCTGTCAGTTAGAAATAGGCCGTTCATCCTCTTCAAATGACACTTCTATGTCATATGCGCAACGCACAAATCTTGCTACAGGGTAGCCATTCACAACGGTCGCTGTGTTTGAAAACAAACAGCCAGCAAACTGTAACCAGCGAATTGTTTTTTCGTGGTCGATAGGAACTACATTTTCTAGGATGTCATACTTTTCTTGGAAGTAATCAAAGACAGGATGTGTAAGACGCATCCATGTTCTTTTGTGATCGTTAAGATCGTAACTGCCCAACAACCATATAGATGCAATAGTGGCTTCTTCATTGTCTATTGGAACCGTGCCAAACATGCATATTGGTTTGTCATTTGACAGTACGGTATATGTTTCCGCTCCCTTTATTGAGAGAGGGAGATGCAACGCCCTCCAAGGCGTTGCACCAGCGATCATGCATTCACGCAGATCTGTATTTCGCAGAGTGTGCTGCAAGTAACTTGAATGATCTGAGGTAGACTTAACAATGTCTATCTCATTGTATTGACCGCTACCTGTAAAGTTTAGAGAAGCCATCTTGCACCTGCTTTATAAATGCTGTGTCTCTGGCTCCTTGCTTCCAATAGCGCTCATCATTCATCATGCTACGCAGATCATTCTCAGTTAGCTGAGCGCTTGCTTCAGCATTACTGTCAATGCCTGATCCTTTTAATGCGTCCATAACCTTTTCCAAGACTTCTATACCTTCTGCCGTTTGTCCTAATCTTTCGAGAGCGCCCATCTGGCTTTCATCAAAAAACTTATTTGCCCACAGCTGCACAGACTCAATACGCGCATCTGCGTTCTCGCCAAGCCTTGTACGCTCGGCATCAAGATCAGGCATGTCACCATTCAATGCTTCTGCATATTTTTGAATGCCATCGGCAAACTTGTCTTGCCCATACCCGTGATCGTAACAAAACTGTGACCACCAATTTAAAAGTTGATTATCGACAGCTTCTTCATCGTTTAAGATTTCTGGCAGTTGATAGTCACCAACAGTCTCTGGTCTGTCTTTGTATGTCTCTTGCAACATTTCTTCTGCAAGAGTTTTGCGTAATTCTTCTTCGCCTTTGCCAAGCTTGCTTTCCAATGAAGAGTATGAAGTCACCAAATCTTCTGGCGTCTTAAACTTTTCTGGCAGCCACTCCGGCCTATCCACGGTTCCAGATTGGCTACCGTCAACAGGTGCTTCGGCTGAAAGCATTGAGCCTTCTGCTTCTACATTATCTGTTTCACTCATCTTGTTTTACCTTCTGTCCATGTTTGATGCGGCGCTCTAACAGCCCCACAAGATACCGCTGCCCTTCCATATGACGAAGTTCAGCGTCCGTTACGTTCGGGCCATTGACTGCTTCAATGGTTATCGAGCGCAAATACTTTAGAACGGAGCCGCCAGTAGGTGACGCAAACAATGCCGCTATATCTAGCGACACACGTTTGTCTTCCTCATCACCTCTAGCAAACCCATCCAATCTGAGTTTGTTCATAGATTACCCCTGCGTTGGCGGTTCCATGCCTTGCTGCTGTGCAGACATCTGCTGCATAGCTTGCGCAAGAGCCTGACGCTCATGCGAGTCACGGATTAGATTATCCGGCACACCAAACTTCTTCGCCAAGTAAGCTGATGCTTCTTCTGATGAGACAAGCAGGTTCACCATCTGTGGCCCAAATCGACCACCAACCATTTCTAAGAAACGATCTACTGATGCAATATCTTGATTAGCTTGCGCCTGTGCCAATGGAGATACTGAGCGAACCTTTACGTCTCTGCCATTTAATGTTGGGACATCGATGCGCCCCTGCTTCTTCAAAATAAAAACAACGCGCTGCAACACTGGCTGAACAAACTCAGCTTGCAATCTGCCAAAGGCAGAACCGATACGGCGAGATAGATCAGCCATGCGCTCTGCAACTTCGGTTGCTGTTGCTGGTGTTTTGTTGGGGTCGCCTAACATATCATTATACAATGCACGTTTAATATTGTTGCGCATGTCACCAAGAATAAGATTTGCAACATCAAACGAACCAGCAGCACGGATTGGCTGCAAGCCCTGAGAGTTAGGAGCTTTTGGAATGATGGTTCCGGGAACCAGATTAATAGAGTCTGTGTTTATTACTCCGTCATCGTCCATCTGGTATATGCCAGAGATAGCCATCTGCGCATTCTCAAGAACCAACTCAATCGTGAGGTTAGTTGTTTTAATCGCACTAAGCGCGTTGACAAGTGGGCCGCGCCCGTAGACTTCACCCGCTGCCTTTGACCATCTGAAACACACAAAAGGATTTGAGCCAGCACCTTCAAATATATCCTGATGAATTAATTCTTGGGTTTCTTTGCAGATGACATAGAAAGCATTACGCTCTTGGTTAGGCTTGTCGTAGAGTCTGCAAACTACTTCGATAATCTTGGTCTTGGTGTCGGGAGCCTTTGCAATTTTTTCCATCATCATTTTGGAAAGAATAGCGTTAGGGTAAGCAATCAATATGTCTTTGTTGCGCAACTCACGCTCACGATACACATGATCAATGCGATCATCTGCGCCGTTTTCAAGAACCAGTTGCGGTAGCGGGATGGCATTAAACCTTATCGGGTTAAGCGCATCACCTTCTTCAACCAGCAAACAGCCTGTTCCCACAGCAAGATCAAGGAATGCTTCGTGGGCTTCTTGTCCAAAATTGCTGTTCTGCAATACCTGAAAGACGTATTCAGTAACCTCTTCAAGCTGATTATCAATAGCCTCAGTCTGATCACTCGGCACCTCGCTACCAGCAACCAAGTCTGCCCATCGCGCAAAGTTCGGAACCAAACCCGATTGCAAGCGTGATGCAAACTCTTGAGTACCGACAACAGCAGTCTCGTCAAAGATGCGATCATCTCTTCGCTGACCTGCTGTAAGCTTTGTAAAACCTTCTCGTTGCGGAAGAGCGTACTCGTAGCACTCATCAAACAACGCTTCAAAGTTAAGACGATGAGCCAGAGCTTTGTCATAACGCCGTAGATAATCCTTCGCAATTCCATCATGCATTACAGATACTCGTTATAGAAGCCGATACCGCCGCCAGAGCCTGACAACAAAGAATGTGTAGCACTGCCACCCTTCTTCTTATTTGTTACAGCTTTTTGTAAGTTTGCTTGCTTGTTGGCTTTAGTTGTAGCTGTCTCAGCTTCCTTACGTTCTTGACGCTCAGCCTCCACAGCTGGGTCTGGTGCTGGCGCTCTTGGACTTTTAAAAATGCACATGGCTACCTCAAATAATATGCAATCCTAGATGTAACCCCTGCATTAATGCATTACAACGCACAAAATTACATGCGTGACCAAAGCCCCTGTCTGCGTTGCTTTGGTTGTCTGTTGAATACATCGAAGTCACGCCGCGCTTGTACAATGCGCTGGGGTTGATTGTTTCCGAGAACACCGCGCCCTTCACCAGCGCCAAGCATTAAATACTGCAACGCATCGTGGATATGAGAGAAGCGGTTCTTCTCTGGCCTATCATCATATCGCTCACCAGATACTTGTATGCGGCGATATTGATACCCACCCTCAAATCCCTTAACCAATTCCTTGCAGCGCGGATCAATTAAGAAGCCAGACAAGCCATCAACCATACGAGTTAGCGATGCACTTACAGATTCTAAACGCAACGAAACGTCATTGCTTGGGGCTGGTCTAGCTCTTAGACCAGCACCGCGCAGCACTTGAAACGGAGTTGACTCATCTGTTTGCGCACGGAAATCACCAGCTGGATCACCAAAGATATTGATCTCGCAGTTGCCATACCGCACAGCAACCTCTTGGCGCAACAGTTCAGCAAAGCGAACAATGCCCATGTCAAACGCTACAATCTCTTGCAAGATAAGCCAGCGGCCTCTGACCTTCTGACCAAACACTGCAGCTGGCGTTAAGCCAAAATCCAAACCAACAAACACAGGCATACCATCAGCCACAGGAATCTCTTCATTCGCAACATGCTGATCTGCCGCGAACATATTATAAACAGGTTTGCCATCTTGTATCGCCCCCAGCCTGTTCATTACATAAACATCAATCCAGCTTTTTCCCTTACCTTGCACAAGGTTGGTATAATAGCTTGCCAGCATATGCTTCTGGTTCTCAGCATCTTTACTTGGCTTGTATTCTTTTACATTGCCCTCGTTATCTTTTGACTCAACCATGCCAGCAGGTTGGGTAAAGAAACGCCAGTTGTCTGGCTTTACCATCATCTTGGCTTCTTCTTTACTAATGTGATCAGGTATCGGAACTTCACCAGACATGATAGGCCACCAGTGATCTTCTTCTGGCGCGTTTGTATCTGCAATCACACCAGTCCATGAAGGCCCACCCTCACGCATAGACGGGTATCTGCCAACACGCATTGTGCAAGCATCAATGATTGACTTTGGGATTTCCCTTGCTTCGTTAATCCAGATGCCAGTTAGCTCTAATGACAACAGCTTCTTAACATCTTCCGGCCTATCAAGAGCGAGAAAGATGACTTCTAACTCAAGATCGCCTTTCTTAATCCAGTGGGTATATGGCACAGACCATTGGAATTTGCCCCACTCTTGTTCGGGAAACCAGTCAAGCCAAGTCTTGATAGTGGTAGTGCGAAGCTGCGGGTTTGTATTACGGATGATTGCCCATCTGCTTTTACGCTTACCCTCTTCATTTGGCTTTTGCTGTAGTGCGCGTCTGAACACTTCAACGCAACAACCAACAGATTTGCCGGAACCAACAGGGCCGCGAATGCCACGAAAGAATGTATCATCCTTCATGAAAGCTTTGAGGACTTCGCCATCAGGCTTGTATTTAAATTTCATTTACCTTGTAGTCCTTGCCGATCTTGATCATCGTTTCAACTACGTCAGGGCCGATAGATGATATAAGCTTGTCTGCTTCATAATCGGTGCAGTGATCTTTGGGATAATGAGAGAAATGAACACGCTTAACTACAGTGCGCAGTATCTCACGCTCTTCTGGTTTGAGCATATGTAAGAAAGCACTCATCTGTATTTCTTTGCAGTCTTTGCTGCTGACTTTGGCTGCTTTGAATGCTGTTTGCCAGCCGCAGTATCTTTACGCTTCTTTGCCGTTGATGCGGCGTACTGAGATGCCGACATATTTTTAATCGCTTTAGCTGGCAAGTATCTCTCCCCTGTTGCTTTCGAACCTTGCGTAGATGGTTTGCCTGACTTGGTGCGCCACTTCTGCTTCGTCCAGCTTACTAATGACTTCTGCGGCTTCTTCATGATGTGTATCCACCGCCCTTTGCTTTATAAGCTTTGGCTAACATCTGCGCCTTACGCGCACTCCATTGACCGGGGCGACCGCCTTTGCCGCCAGCTTTAATCCGATTGAACAAGCTCTTTCGCATTGACGGTTTTGTGTAATTGCCAGCTTCGTTGACCTTGGACATTAGCGCACCTTCCTTCCAAACATTGAGCGTCGTCCAGACCCAGATGAATCTGGTGTGCCACCTACTTTACTTACAGGGATTAACGAAGCTTTAGAGCCAGAGTCTACAGATGTGTTGACATTAGATTCTTTACCAACCTCTGTACTCTTAGCGCTGGTGAAAGTGCCTTTACTGGGGCCATCACCTTGCGGCCCCGGTCGTTCCAAACCGTATCCAGCAATCATTCTACCGTCTTTGGCAACGCCAGTGATTTGCCCGTTGTCATTGTAGACCATCTTGCCAGTGCCAGCGATGATCTCATTCAAAACATTCTTTACAGAAAATTTGCCAAGTGTATCTAGCGCAGCAGCGAGTGGGCCGTAGGCAAGCATCTTGCCAATATCACTATCAATCGACGAGTCTACCTGCATCTTAAGCTGACCAATGTTCATACGCTGTGCAAGGTTCGATCCAGCTTCAGCAGTAATGCCTTTAATGCCAGATATCTGTGCGCCAAGCTTTTGACCAAACATTGCTGTAGCTTGCCCCGGACTAAGTGAAGACTTACTAGCTGTGCTAGTAGTCTTTGCCATTGCGTTTTTCTTTTCATTGGCAATCGTCTTTGTTTGCTTCTTTGTTTGCTTCGATGGGCCATCATAGTCACGCCCGCGCCCGCCAAACCCACCTTGGCTTCTACTTCCCCCAAGTCCGTCAAAGCCAGCCATTACGCTTTCGCCTTGTTACGCTTAGAAATTGCAGCAGCTTTAGACTTAGCATCAGATTTCGAAGAAGCGCCCCACGCACGCAGGGAGAGGAGTAACCGCGTGGGACGCCCCTTCTCATCCCGCTCTGGGCCTTTCATGTTTCCCATACGCGCAAGGAAACTGGCTCGGCGGGGGTTATCACCAGACTTGACAGGGGCTTTCAATGTGCCGCCCTTATAAGAAGCGCGACCTTTCGCATTCAAACCGCCCGATGGGTTCTTACCTTCTTTGCGTGTCCATGCAGGTGTTTTCTTAGTCATTTACTTTTTCTTCTTTGAAGCCATAATTTTTTTCTGAAGTGCAGCTGGCAGTTTCTTCTGCGCAGCAGTCATCTTAGCCCCCGCAGCTTTCTTTGCAGGACGACCTCTTTGTGATCCGTAAGTTCCTTTACCCATAGGCATTATGCGATCTCCGTTGTGTATCTGTTGCCGCGCCAAGTAAATTCATCATTGCCAGCTGCGCGATTGTTGGCAAAGGCTTCACCAAAGCTCATTTCAGTTTGACCAGACTCAGGACGCTCTGGTGCAGGAGTTGGCATCACCATCTGTTCTTTTTGCATTGAAGGAGGCGAGTCATTCATTGGCTCAGCCTGTGCTGGGCTAATAAAAATATCAGAGACATTAGATAGGAATGTATCAAGCATTCCCTTGCGCTCTTCATCCATTGGCGTGTTAGGGAACACTGGCTCGATGTTCTCATCCTCAAACCAAAGAGGGCGAGGAGATGGACGCTCAAACGCAACAGCATCTTCTGCCGGAATGTCAAAGGTAACAAACTGTGAGCCACTTTCTTCTGGATTTTTCTCATCGCTCATAAAGATGCCGCCAAACATACGAGCGGCAGGGTGCAATGTCCCAGTCATTACTGTTGCACCAACACCAGCAGCAGCTTGTCCTATCGAACTATCATATAGTGCGTGAATGGTTTCTTTCGGCAGACCCATATCAAGAAGCACCTCAGTTACTTCCGGCGCATACTCTTTTAAGAAGTCTGCGTTGTTGGCAAAGTCATAGATGTCATGACCCTTGTAAGAACCATCCTTGGCTCTATACCAACCAGTCTCTTTGTCCTTGGTTAAAGAAAAGTTGCCAAGAGTTAGCTTAATATCTGTGGGGATGCCCTCATATTTACGGGTGCCGTAATAGGAAGACTGCTTAAATAAATCATTGACCATAGAGTAACTGATCTGCCCAGCGCGTAATGCTCTTGCAGTCTGACCCGTGGCCTTTGCTAAATGCTTCTGGTGTATCTCAGGGGTGCCGTAGTAATGATCCGCAACCTTGCGCATTACAGCAATGAACTCAGGCGATACATGATCGTTAAGATGCGTACTATCGCTGTCCATAAATTCTGGCAGCAATGAGTTGAACGAAGCCTTTAGCATGAATGACTGATGATCTTTTAACATGCAGACAATATCAGGCTAACGACTGACTTTGCGCAACGCACATTTGCAACATCGAACCCTGAGAAAGAAAAATGTTTGTTGTAGACCTATTGCATATACAGGCCGCAGGTTTTTCCCCCCACCCGTCCTGTCAAGAGCATGTCCCTAGCTAAGATCGATGGAGACTGATATCTCACCAGCATGTAGATGCATGTGCTTGTCGGCAGCCTTGTACCCCGCCCTGTCCAGTATATCCTTGCTCGCTTCCAGCTGGACGTACTCAGACTTGGCAGCCTGTGACAACTCAAGAACCTTTGCAGCAGCAACCGTAGCATTCAGACCGATAGCCTCGCCCACACGTTGCATCATATACTGCTGCACATGTGGTAGCTTCAAAGCCTTGCTGGCACTCACTCTCCCACTCTCTCCTGCAGCGTAGCCAGCTGCCTTCGCGGCGTGTGTTATACTGCATCCCGTAGCTACAAGCGTATCCACTAACGCAGTCTGTTT